AAACATTCCTCACCGACGAAGAAATCCTCCAGTTAGTTACAACTGGCATGGTTAAATTGACTGATGATCTTATTATCAGAATGTCAGAATCTTCCGAATCTTATGAAGATTCTGATTGGTACAATGATCCTAACTGCGTGATGTCCCGCCATCATTATTAAAATCTCGACGAGAATGCGCATGATTTAATCTAGTCGAGAACGCACACATAAATCTAGACTAGAATACGCACATCATTCTAATCTAGATACACACATACAAACAAAAACAATGAACAATCAAAAACAAATCAATTCAATTGGTTTCACAATTACATATCAAACTCCATACAATAATTGTGAATGGAGAACACAATCATTCACCACAAAAGAAGAGGCAGAAAGAATGATTTCATTCTATCAGTCTTGTGGTTCACCTGCTAAGTTTATCTGAGGAGAAAAACAATGTTCGGACGTTGGATTCACAAAGACGGCAAATCACGCCCTGATAAAAGATTTAAGAACGTAAAGTCTCAGGCAAAGACTAACGGAGCAAAGAAGTCAGGAAGTACAAGAAAGAAGAAAAAGTAGTTCTTTATTCTTTATACTCACCACTGAGTATAAAGAATTACTCAGGGTTGAATGTAAACTATCAGTCAGTGGTGTGGTTTATTCTTTACATTCATCCCTGTCTAATTCTTTATACTTAACGATTTCTATTTGATCTTTATACTTTGCAATTCTGATTGATTCTTTATTCTTTATACTTTTATGTGTTGCATCGGGTCGCATGGGACTCGATAGATTCCGATTCTCTTAAGGTTCTGGCGGTTGCACTGCTGGCGATCCATGCCAGAATGAGCGAAGCGAGGGGGGATCCCTCGCAACCACACCGCTAGACCTGCCATGATGATCGCCCAAAGCACAACTAACCCCCGCGAAATTGAGACGGTTGTTGAATACTATCGTCCCTCAGATCGCGGGTTTAATTATGTCATCCCTAACGCACAAGTTGTTAGTTTTGTCGTCGATTCTGATGAGTTCGATGAGATCGGGGATGAGGTTTTTGCAGAATTGGCAGAACATTTCTGCAAGATTAACGGTTTAGATTTCTTCCAAGTGTTCACATCTGACGCCTGGTAAGTTACATTTAGGGGGAGCAATCCTCCCCCTATTCTTCTCACAAACCACACCTAAGGTAAGCACATGCGCCATCCCATCATCCGTCATTCTGACCGCCCCGTTTATAGTTTCGCAGGGATTGTTAATGCTATTGAAGAGGCACAGAATCGCGGTCTAAAGAGAATCACAATGCGCTTCACTGATTTTATAGTTAAACCCTCCAAGTATCAGGGCAAGATGTATGTTTTCTCTCACGATAAAGAGGTAAATCAGTGGGGCACACTTAGCAACATTTACCTGGGTTGGATTACATCAACTGAGACTAACTTAGGTGAGGTTGATCTAATCAAACGGGTGCAATCAGTCGCCACTGATCCTTATGCTGCCGCTAAACTTTATGGGCAGAATACTGGCACCTGTTCGTGTTGCGCCCGTGAGTTAACCAATCCCCTCTCAATTGAGTTGGGCATAGGTCCTGTTTGTAGGGAAAAGTTCGGACTCTAAGTTACATTTAAGGGGTGGCAATCGCCGCCCCTCTTTATACCTATCAGCAGTGCTTATCATTCGTTCGTTCGTGTTTGGCAGTCCTTATGGGTCGGGGGGGCGGCGCGGCGGTCCTCATGGGCGGTTTTAAATGCCATGGGTCCCCGTAATCTATAAACGACCCAAATCGACCTTTAAATATAACACTCATAAAAATTTACCGGCCCCAGAAATTCGAATCAAAAATCCCATGAGTATAAAAATTTTTTTGGGCCAAAAAATTACCTCAAAAAGTTTTATATACTATATAAAGTGAAAAAATGAAGCATCTAATACATGAAAAGAGGATCAAACAATAATACAGAGTATTTGCAAGTTGACCCCATCACAGGTGAATACTATGTTATAATACCTGAGTGGGTGGTAAACGACCTATGTTGGTATGAAGATACCGAAATCGAAATTGATATCGAGTCTAATGAATTAGTTTTAAAAGAAAAACAATGACAGAACAAAAATGTTTTCACATTTATTTGAATGAAAAGTGTATGTTTCATTCACTCAATGAAACTGATTTTAATTTGATTTGGGATAAGATTCAAAACAATAGTTCTTTTGAAATCGAAGACTTTTCATATGAATCATTATCATATGTAAAGAATTCTCTGATCAATTCGTCATATTGACACACATCTATATACATGGTATGATTCACTTGTAAATTATCTCTATTATGGCTAAAGGATTTACTGTTAAAGCAAAAACGCCTGAAGTGGCACCTGAAGAATGGGACTTTAATCTCGCAAGAGAAATGATTAGAGGAAAGACAGTTGTATTTTGTCTTCCTGGAAGAGGGGTTTCTTATACCTTCCTAAAGAATTTTGTACAACTGTGTTTTGATCTGGTACAAAACGGAGCAAGTATCCAGATCTCGCAAGATTATTCGTCAATGGTAAATTTTGCAAGATGCAAATGTTTAGGGGCGAATGTACTGCGAGGACCTGATCAACTTCCGTGGGATGGAAAATTAAATTACGATTGGCAACTTTGGATTGATAGTGATATTGTTTTTAACACAGAAGCATTTTATAAACTGGTTCTGATGGACAAGGACATTGCTTCTGGATGGTACTGTACAGAAGATGGGAGAACAACTTCTGTTGCACACTGGTTAGAAGAAGGTGACTTCCGTAATAATGGTGGAGTCATGAATCACGAAACTCTTGAAAGCATCTCAAAGCGTCGCAAACCATTTACCGTGGACTATGCAGGATTTGGTTGGTTAATGATCAAGAAAGGAGTTTTCGAACATTCAGAAATGAAGTATCCTTGGTTTGCTCCAAAGATGCAAGTTTTTGAATCTGGTGAAGTTCAAGATATGTGTGGAGAAGATGTTTCATTCTGTCTCGATGCAATCTCAGCAGGATTTGAGATTTGGTGTGATCCTCGTGTTAGAGTTGGTCACGAAAAAACAAGAGTTATCTGATAACAATGACTCGTTCAAACGAAAGATATAACGTCTATTACAACGGACGTAAAATTCATTCAGAACTTACGGAAGAAGAGTACTTCGACGTAATGGAAGATTTGGCACAAGAGTACTATAAAAATGGAACTCCTGATGCATCTGAACTACACATTGAAACTATTGTAATTAACGGAGATTAAGTATTATGGCAGTTAAGTCTAAAGGTGGTTTGAACAAGCACAGTTCTTATATTCCCGGTCCACCTAAGAAGTCTCGTCAAGGCGATGGTGGTGGAACTAAATACGCCGCATCTTCTCGTAATAAAGCGCGTAAAAAGTATCGCGGACAAGGTAAAGGATGAATAAAACGATTGAAAATGACTTGAAAGTTTGGATAAACACGATTATCAAATCAAATCCAGACCTTTCAGGATTTTCAATCTGTCCATTTGCCAAGAACAATACCTATAAAATCATAGAAAGTTCTGTTCACGACATTCATCCTCTTAAAGAAGAGTTTGGTGTCGTGATTTTTGTTATAGAAGATGATTTAGACCTTGATCTTGGTCGTCAAAAGATACAAGAACTTAATCAATCATACCCAGAATATAAGTTTTTTGATGATTTTAGAGATGAACCTAGTTTCATAAATGGAATACAAACAAATAATGGCAAATATAATCTCATTTTATATCAAAATGCCAAATTTTTACAAAAAATGAGACTCATATTAGCAAAAACAGACTATTATGATCATTGGGATGATGAATATTTGAAAATAATTCTTGAACAGGATTATGATTTAGTTCAAAAATCAAGAAATAAATAAATTGTTTGGTATATTACTGAATTGGAAAAGTTTTCAATGGGAAATCACCTCTTGTTAGAGGTGTATGATGTAAATTTTAGTCTTTTAAATGAATCAATATCTCTTCAAAAAACTATGGAGAGGGGTATTGAACGTGCAGGAATGACAATTCTGAATATATTTTCTCATTGTTTTACTCCACAAGGATGTACCATTGTTATTACGCTCTCAGAAAGTCATGTTTCTTGTCATACGTGGCCCGAAAACGGATGTATTGCGATTGATGTATATACATGTGGGGGAGGAGATCCAAAATTAATCGCTTTAGAACTGTTAAAATACTTAAATTCTGACAATTATTCACTAAGACAGGTCTATCGTTAAATAATAATAGGGGAGATAGAAACCTCCCACCAAAAAAGTTCTGTTTTATTCATAAAACAGGAGCACTATGTCCAATTCACCAGTAGACAGAGATTCAGATTACATGTATCAAATGTGGGGAACAACATCATTAGTAACTGACTATCATAATCCAAATCAAAAACCAAAGGTGATTCAAGAAATTATGCATGATGACATTCCAAAGAATCAACATCATTTAAAAGAACAGTCTGAGATGCACCAAAAAATCAGAAATTCTGAAGATTATGATGATTGGGAATACGGGACAGAACCAAATTATGGAATTTCTTGGAAATGAGCATAAATAACTGAAGAAGTTTTCTGAATGAGATGGCAGTAACAAGGATATCAAGATCCTTTAAAGATATTAGTCTATCTTTTGAACCACACCCTGTGACAAAAGATTTGCCAATATTAAAAAATGAAAATGCCATCATTCGATCTATTCGCAATTTAGTTGAAACAATTCCAACTGAACGATTTTTTAATCCTATTCTAGGTTCAGAAGTTAGATCCAGTTTATTTGATTTTGTTGATTATGCTACGGCATCCACCATAGAATCTCAAATCAAAACAACGGTGAAAAATTTTGAACCTAGGGTAGATAATTTGTTTATTGAAGTTTCGCCAAGACCAGATCAAAATGAATTCGAAGTTACTGTTAACTTCGATATTATTGGACAGGAAATTCCAACACAAGAATATACGTTTATTCTAGAGGCAACAAGATAAAATGCCTTTTACTAAATTTACCAACCTAGACTTTGATCAGATAAAAACCTCAATAAAGGATTATCTTCGTGCGAATTCTGATTTTACAGATTTTGATTTTGAGGGGTCAAATTTTTCAATTTTAATTGATGCACTAGCATATAATACCTATATTACAGCATTTAATTCAAACATGGTTGTGAATGAATCTTTTTTAGATTCTGCAACTATAAGAGAAAATGTTGTTTCACTTGCCAAGAATATAGGTTACAATCCTAGATCTAGACAATCTGCACAAGCCGTTGTATCCTTTGATATAGAGACATCCGCCAGTACTCCCACAGTTTCATTGCAGGCAGGACTTGTTTGTATTGGTGATGTTCAAGGATCATCTTATGTATTTTCTATTCCAGAAAATATCTCACAAAATGTTGTCAATGGAGTTGCAACATTTAATAATCTAACAATATATCAAGGTACATTTTTAACTAAAGAATTTGTAGTAAATAATTCTTTAGATCAAAGATTTATTTTAGATAATTCATTTATTGATACAAAAACTATCGTTGTTCATGTAAGAGAATCTGGAGAGAACGGAAGAGGTAGAAAATATTCTTTGATAGACAATATAGTAAAAATTAATGAATTATCTGAGATTTATTTCATTCAAGAAATTAAAGATGAAAAATATGAACTTATTTTTGGTGATGGAAGGTTTGGTAAAAAATTACAAAACGGAAGTGTTGTAAGTGTTAGTTACATTGTAACTGATGGATTGGATGGGAATGGTGCAAGACAATTTGCATATGCAGGATCAGTTAGAAGTGCGTCAGATTCTGTAGTTATTCCAACTAATACAGTTGATGTTACGACAATTAACTCATCTACTAATGGGTCTGAAATAGAAAATATTAGTTCTATTAAATATTTCGCACCGAGATTGTATTCATCTCAGTTTAGAGCAGTTACTGCGAAGGACTATGAGGCAATTATACCAAGTTTAATCTATGAAAATGCGGAATCAATATCAGTTGTTGGTGGTGAAGAATTAGATCCTCCAGAATATGGAACTGTTTCAATTAGTATCAAACCAAAAGGTGGTACATTTATTTCGGATTTTGATAAGGAGCAAATATTATCAAAATTAAAGCAATATAGTTTGACAGGAATTAATCAAAAAATCGTAGATCTTAAGATTCTATATGTTGAAATTGATTCTTCAATCTATTATGATTATTCTAAAATTTCCAGTGTTGAGAATTTAAAAACAAAAGTAATAAATTCTCTCGATAAGTATTCAAAATCTGTAGAATTAAATAAATTTGGTGGTAGATTTAAGTATAGTAGGGTTCTGCAAGTTATTGATAATACCGATGTTTCAATAACATCTAACATTACTAAAGTTATTATGAGAAGGGACTTAAAAGTGGCGATTAATAATTTTGCACAATATGAACTTTGTTATGGTAATAAGTTTCATATTAATACAAAAGGGTATAATATCAAGTCTACCGGATTTAGAATTTCAAATTATCCCAATACAACTGCTTATCTCACAGACACTCCAAATTCTGATGGAAAAACAGGAACAATATCTATTATTAAAATTGATGCTGATTCAAAAACAACTCCAATAACCATTTTAGTTCAGTCCGCCGGAACAGTGGATTATGAAAGAGGAGAAATTAGACTCGGCACAATTAAAATAATCTCAACTGTTGAGCCTGAGAATGTCATTCAGATACAAGCAGTGCCAGAATCAAATGATGTAATTGGATTGAAAGACTTATATTTAGATTTTAACATCTCAAAAAGTAAAATAAATATGGTTAAGGATGTCATCGCTTCTGGTGAAGATATCTCTGGAGTGGTATTTTCTAAAGATTCTTACAGATCAAGTTATTTAAACGGAGAAATAACGAGGACATAATATGATCGGAACAACTTTTGACAGTCGAGTAAAGATACATCAAGTAATTCAAAATCAACTACCAGAATTTATCTTAGATGAAAGCCCAAAGGCAGTTGATTTTTTAAAACAATATTTTATTTCTCAAGAATATCAAGGTGGACCAACCGATATTGTTGAGAATTTAGACCAATATTTAAAATTAGATAATCTAACCCCAGAAGTCGTTGGTGGATCAGTAACTTTATCAGAATCTATTAACAATTCACAAACTACTATTGTAGTAAATTCTACAAAAGGATTTCCAAATTCATATGGAATCTTAAAAATTGACGATGAGATTATTACATATAAAGAGAAAACTGAAACTACATTTAATGGTTGTATACGTGGATTTAGTGGAGTAACTAATTATCATAAAGATTTAGAGTATGAGGAATTAGTATTCTCAGAATCTTCTAGTTCGTCTCATACTTCTGGAGCAAAAATTGAAAATCTCAGTGTATTATTCTTAATAGAATTTTATAAAAAGTTAAAATATACATTTACTCCAGGATTAGAAGACCTTGATTTTGTTTCCGATTTGAACGTTGGTAATTTTATTAAACATGCAAAAACATTTTATCAGTCTAAAGGAACAGAAGAATCATTTAGAATACTTTTTAATATTTTATTTGGTGTAAATCCAAAAATTGTAGACCTGGAAAAATTCTTAATCAAATCTTCTGGTGCAAATTACATTAGACGAGAGGCATTGATTGTTGAAAAAATTTCTGGAGATATTTCTTCATTATTAGGTCAGACAATTAGATCTGAAAAAGATCCTTCTATATCTGGATCAATATCAGAAATTGAAATTATTACTAGAAATAATAATACTTATTATAAAATTCTAATGTTCGTTGGTTATGATGATATCAAAGAAACAGCATTTTCAACTTTTGTTATTACACCAAATACAAAATGTATCGATGATATCACGGTAGGAGAAACAGTAATCACCGTAGACTCTACGCTAGGATTTTTAGATTCTAGTATTTTATATGTTAATGGTAATATTATTGAATATACAAGTAAATCAATTAATCAATTTTTTGGTTGCAAGAGTTTAAACAGCAACTCAATTTCTATTTCTATACCCAAAAAATCTTCAATCGTATCTGATTTTACATATTATGGATACGAAAACGGTGATATTACAAAAAAAGTAATCTTTAGGGTAACTGGTGTTTTATCTGATCTTAGAATACTTTCGCAAAATTACAGTTTACTTGAAAATGACATTATTGGCGTAAAACAATTGGGTGATAAAATTAATATTCCTGAGGATAATTCTAATTTAACTTATAAACAAATACATGCAAATAGTTGGATTTATAACACTAGTTCCAGTTATCAAATAGATGTTATAGGATCTTCTTTTGTAATTACAAAATCTTCTATACATAAATCTTCTATTAAAGTAGGTGATTATGTAGAAATTGTTTCTAAAATTACCAATCTTCCCGTCAGTGGATTGGATAATGTTTTAGTGATTAGTATAGTTGATAAGAAAATAACACTAAATCAAAATCTTTCTTCATTAAATCCATTGAGATTATATGAAATAAGAAGGAAATTAGTCAAATCAAATAGTTCTATTGTACCAATTAGTATTGATGGTAATGAAAATTTAAATAATAAAGTATTTGCTGATGTGCAAAATACATATTCTGATAATAATGGTGAATTCATTTATGTAGCATCAAATTCATTACCTTCTTATACTATAGATAGTAATATTTTTGAGTATGAAGTATCTGATGTAAGTAATTATAGTGAAATAACGCAAAAATATTCCCAACTTGAGTTAAATGCTAATATATCATTTTTAACCGGAGATGAAATTTATTATACTTATTCAGATACCCCAATTTCTGGATTGGAAGAAGGCAAATACTATGTTGAATTAGTATCATCCAGAAAAATAAGATTATATACATCAAGAAACTTTATTGATATTTCATCGTATATCGAATTTGGATCCTTAACTTCTGGCACACATACATTCACATTATTGTCACAAAAAGAAAAATTCATTTCACCTCAAAAAACACTAAAGAAATTTAAACTAGATCCAGATATTGGTAATATTGAAGGTGATGTAACACTTCCAGGATCGATTGGAATGTTATCTAATGGTGTTGAGATATTCAACTATAAATCAAATGATAAAATCTATTATGGTCCATTAGAGTCTGTTTCAACTTTAAATCCTGGAAAAAATTATGATGTTATAAATCCACCAAAATTATTGGTTTCCGGTAATGCAAAAGTTCAACCAATTTTACAGGGAAGTATTGCAGAAGTTTATGTAGACCCTCAAGAATTTGACATTGAAGTAAATGTTTCAATAGCGGTTACTGGTGGAAATGGAAAAAATTCGATTCTAAAACCAATAATTACTCGCAAAAGAAGAGAGGTACTCTTTGATGCTAGAGAATCATCGAAAGGTGGTGGTGTTGATATTACTAATGAAAGAATTACTTTCTTATCAGATCACAATTTTATCACGGGGCAAGAAGTAACTTATGATAATAATGGGAATTCTAATATAGGAATATCATCATTCAAAGCTGGAAATTATGATCAAGAACAAGAATTGGTTGACGAATCTGTATATTTTGTAAAAGTATTAAACAATACTACTGTTCAGATTCATAATACTTTTGGAGATTCGATATCTGGTGTTAACACAGTTGGATTTACTACTATTGGAACATCTGGCATTCAAAAGTTTAAAACAAAAATATCAAATACACTATCAGAAATTAAAGTTTATGATGGTGGAGAAGGATTCACAAATAGAAATTTAAGAGTTAATCCATCTGGTATATCAACTTATAAAAGTACTATTAATTTTGTAAATCATGGATTTTCAACAGGAGAAATAGTAACTTATAATTATCAAACTAGTCCAATAACTGGAATATCTACAAACAATCAATACTATGTAATTAAACTTACTAATAATGCTTTTAGAATTTGTGATGCTGGAATTGGTGCGACTATTAGGGAAAATTATGAAAAAAATAATTATGTAAAATTTTCTAGTACTGGATCAGGATATCAAATCTTCAATTATCCATCAATATCAGTAACTGTAAATTATAATTCAATAGGAGTTGGTACAACGGCAATTAGAGGTACAATAGTTGCAACTCCAGTAGTTAAAGGTGGAATAGTTGATACTTACGTATATGAAAAAGGATCTGATTATGGATCTAAAGTATTAAATTTCCATAAAAAACCATCAATAAAAGTTGAAGAACCCAATCATGCTCAAATAAAACCCATTATTAGTGATGGAAAAATAACCAAAACCCTGATTCTTTATTCCGGATCTAAGTATAGTTCTACCCCAGATATTGCTGTTATAGGAGATGGTACTGGGGCTAAATTAAGGGGTATTATAGGATCAAACGGAAAACTTTCCTCGATAATTGTAGTTAATCAGGGATTTGGATATAGTGAAGAAAAAACATCAATTTTAGTTAGATCTCCCGGACAGAATGTAATTTTTAATCCTAATGTAAGAAGTCTATCTATAAATCAAGGATATAAGTATGGTATACAAGGAGCATTTGGTAGAGAAGTTGCAAATGAGTTATTATATAAATCTGATAAAGGATTGCAATATTTTGTATATGCATATACTAAAAAGATTCAAGATTACTTTAATGATACGGGAACAACACATTCACCAATAATTGGATGGTCTTATGATGGTATTCCAATATATGGACCATACGGATATACGGATCCTTATAATTCAAATACATCACCAAAATTAATTTCTACTGGATATGGTACAACTACTATTGTAAATAGACCTTCTGAGTTTGAAATTGGATTTTTTAAGGAAGATTATGCATTTAATGGGGAAGGTGACTTAGATGAACATAATGGTAGATATTGTGTAACCCCAGAATTTCCAAATGGAACCTATGCTTATTTTGCAACTTCAGAATTAAATGTTCTTGGAGAATTAACTGGAAAGTTTCCGTATTTTATTGGAAATCATTTTAGATCAAAATTTATATCTGATAATATAAATTTAAATCAATCTACATTTGATTTAAATAATTCAGGTTTGTTTAGAAATACCTTACCATATAATGTTAATGATCAATATGCTGGGAATGACTTTATTGTCGAATCAAATGAACTAATTAACCAAACTGCACAAATTGAGTCTGTCAGTCATGGTGAAGTAACATCTTTAAAGATTATAGAATCAGGAGATAATTACAAGGTATCTGACAGATTGAATTTTGATGAATCTAATTCCGATGGATTTGGAATCAATGCCCAAGTTTCGGAATTAAAAGGTAGACAAATTGTTGAAATTAATACAAATAGGATTACTTATCAGAATGTTGTTGTTACTAGAAAAAATAATAAAAAACTTGAATTTAGAATAGATCCATATCATGAATTTAATAGTGGTGATAATATTAATATTTCAGGAATAACTACAGATTTATTCACTCTAAATGGTCAATATAAAATAGGATTTACAACTTATACTTCATACACCACCAAGTACATTCCACCGGCAGGTAGTACTGGTATTGTAACATTCATGACTTTACCTTTCATTCCCGGAAATATTTCTATAGGAAGTAGTATCAAAATTGAAAATGAAGTTGTAGAAATCCTTGATAAATTTGATATTCAAAATACCTTAAAAATTAAAAGAGTTGGATCTGGTGTATCTCATGCTGAAGGAACTTCGGTTTATTTCTTACCCAATTCGTTTGAAATTGATAAAGATACTGATCCGTTCAATTCCAAAAATACTACAAAAGTGTATTTCAATCCAAGAAATACGTTGGGGATTGGAACTACATCAGGTGGTGGAGATAATAGAAGTTATTGGATAGATGGTGTAAAATATTACACATTTACACCAACCCAATCAATATTCATACCAAAACATCCATTTAGAACTGGACAAAAACTTACTTTTAGAAAGCAGTCTGGAACTTCTGGATTAACAATAAGAGACGAAAGTGGAAATACTTCTATATTATTATTATCATTGAGTCAGACAATGTATGCTATTAATAAGTCTAAAGACTATATTGGAATTGCTACTAGTAGAGAATCTGCAGTAACTGGTAATGGAGTATTTTTCCCTGGACCAACAGGAACAGATAATGAGTTTTATACTATCGAATCATCAGAAACGCAACTTCTTTGTGATGTAAATAAACTTGAGTCTACAATAGTAACTACATCTGAACATTTACTTCAGAAAAATGATCAAATAGATCTCATAATTAAACCAAATTTATCTGTTGGAATTGGAACTACAACTTCAATAAAATTAAGATATAGTGATCAGTCAAAGTCTTTGTTAGTACATAAAACTTTAATCGAAAATGTTAATACCTCCACGAATACTATAGGTATAACATCACATTTATTTAATACTGGCGATTTAGTTTATTATGATTCTGAAGATACTGTTGCCGCTGGATTGGTCACAGGAAAATATTATGTTTGTAAGATAGATCATAACAATATTAAATTATCTACAAATTATTATGATTGCCTTTTAGATTCACCAAAAACTGTGTCTATTACTTCTAGTGGAGGTAATTTACAAGAACTTTGGTTTGTTAATCCAAAATTAAACTTTGTAAACAACAATAATATTATATTTGATGCTACAGATCCATCATTAGTAGGGTATAATTTTAATCTGTATTATGATAATAAATTTAACAATAAATTTATATTAGATTTTGAAGACCCGACTCCAATTTTATCGGGAGTTGGAACTTTTGGGTCGTCTGGATTTTTAACTATTAACCATTCTGGTAGAATTCCACAAAAATTATATTATAATTTAGAAAAAAATCACACACCACAAGATATTGATGAAGATGTTATTGATTTTTGTGAGCTTGAATTTTCTAATAGTGCTTATAATGGGCGATATAATGTTCATGGAATAGGTTCTACAACATTTAGTATTTCTTTAAGAAACACTCCAGAAAAATTAAATTATACTAGTTCTAATTGTGATGTTTTGGAGTATGTTACAACTTCAAAGTCTGCCAAAGGTCCAATTAATAAAGTAAAAATTATTTCTGGTGGATCTAATTATAATAAGTTACCAGTTTATAATGGTGCAATATCTCAAAATGGCGATGGTGCATATATTTTACCAAAATCTTCAAGCATTGGTAGATTAAATAGATTTAGAATTATCAATGAAGGATTTGAATATTCGTCGGATAAAACTTTAGTGCCATTTGCAGAAATTCCAAAAGTAGTCTCACTTAAAAATTCTAAAAAAGTATCTTTCGTCGATGTTGTTTATGGTGGAAAATATTATCTGACACCACCAAATTTAGTTTTAGTGAATAAAACTACGGGTAAAAAGATAGATAGTGGATTATTAACTGCAAATGTAAATGGAAATTCAATTGTTAGTGTAGATATTCAAAAAACTCCTGTAGGAATTCCTCTTGAAACCCCCATAGTAAGATCTGTAAATAATACTAATGGTGTTAAAATTGACACTATTCAAACCTCAGTAACTGGTGTAGGTACAATTTTCTTAGCGACTCCTATTGTAGGATTTGCAACATCTCCTTTTGTAACTGGTGATTTCGTTTTTGTTGAGGGTGTCACTAATTATGATCCCGGAATTGGTAATACAATTGGTCTTGGGTTTAATTCTGCAGATCATGGGTATGAATTTTTTGAGGTTACTAACTATTTTACAGGTTCTAATCCAGGAAAACTTGAATTTAAAATTCCAAAATTATATGGAAATCCTGGACTAGCAAAAACTGTCCAAGATTCTTTTGCGACGGTAGTAAATAAAACCAAAATGCCATCATTTACAGTTACTACAGAAAAGTCTATTTTCTTAGAAACTGAACAATTATATTCCTCCAAAAATGGTCAAGAATTCGAAAAAAGAGATTTATATGTATCATATTCCGATGGAAACTCGGTAAGATTAACTGGTAGTTATAATCTAACTATAGGTGAACTCATAAAAGGATCTTATTCATTCTTTACTGGTCAAGTAAGTGATATTGAATCATATGAAGGTGTATTCGACGTTAGTTTTTCAAAAACAGAGGATATTGGGTGGATTGATGATGCAGGAAAAATAAGTAATGATACTCAGGTAATACAAGATAATGATTATTATCAAAATCTTTCATACACTATTAAAAGTTCTAAGAGTTGGGAAGAGATAGTAACACCGGTTAATAACTTAGTCCATCCTACTGGACTTAAGAATTTTGCAGACATAGAAGTGCAGCAAAATGCTCAGACTGGAATTGCAACATTTGGTAATAGTCAAATTGAAATTATCAGAGACTGTATTCAAGTTTCTGATGTTACTACTGTTAATAATATAGATTTGGTTTATGATATAGAACCTTTAATAGATTCTACAAATATTGTTAAGTTTCAAAACCTTAAACTTGCAGATTACGTTGAGTGTAGAACTAATAGAGTATTAACTATAGATGATATTAGTCCATTATTCTCCAGTATCGAAGACGAGAAAAAATTAGCATACACAATTGTTTCACCATTAAGTATATTAAAAAGACTTAATAAAGCTTTAATACAAATTAAAGAGATTGGTGGTAATGACATACAAATATCGGAAATTGTTGTTATTAATGATCCTGATGAATCATTCACTTTACAAAGAGGATTTGTTTCAAACAAAAATACTTCTATAGGTGATGTAACTGGATTTATTGATGATTTTAGTACATTCTTCTTGAAATTTGATCCGGTAGATACTTTCAATACAGATTATGAATTAAAAATTTTGAAGACAGAATTCACAACTTCATTTACCGGTATTTCAACTTATAGTCTAGGGATGAATAGACTAATTTCATCTAATGCTATAGTTAATCCAGGAATAACAACTACTATAGTATCATTTGAATCTGAAAAATTTGATTCATTCTATACCAGTGTTCATTTTTATGATATTGTGACTAATGAAGCAAACTATGTGGAACTTTTTGTCACACATGATAACGAAAATACATATGTAAATGAATTCTATTTTGATAGTAATGATTCTAATTATGGAAATTATATTGGATCTTTTGGTGCATCACTATCTAATGGTGTTATAAGTCTTGATTTTGAAAATTTAAATATCAGCAATAAGTACAGATTCTCTAGTAAGACAGTTGGATTTGGATCAACAGCTGTTGGAATAGAAACATATAGATTTAAATATTCTGGACAACCTGATGGATTAGAGGAAACTGCATTATATGCATCAGAATATGTTAATTCAGCATCTAATGTTGATGTAGTTGTTGTAGATTCAAGAAGAATTACATCTTTAAAATCTACCGTAAGAGTTTCTTATGGACAAACATCTGCTCTACATCAAGTATTGCTTGTTTCAGATAAAATTGATGTATCTACTACTCAATATCCATTCGTATCTATTGGTGCAACATCTGGAATAGGCACATTTGGCGGATCTATAGATGGATTTGATTTAAAATTAACATTTTATCCAGATGTTACAGAAACAAATGGTGCTAATTTAGAAATTAGAGCATTTACTGAAGAATTCTATGGTGAGTTTGATGAGATTAATATACCACCAAAACTTTTCTATGGACAAGTTACAGAGTCATTTAATATTGCAAAATATTTCGGTTCTAATTCGGAAAGAAAAGATAGATTAAACTTCACATTAAATCACAATGGAACACCAATATTCCAAAAAGAATTTGATCCATCTGATATTAATGTTTTAGATCGCAATACTCATACATTTAATATTACAGACCATTTCTTCAGCACTGGAGAAGAACTTTATTACAGACCTAAATCTACTTATGTTGGTGTTGGAACTGTTGCAGTTGGTATAGGTACAACTGAAAATTATCTTGGGATAACTACAGATATACTTCCAGAAAAAGTGTATCCAATTAAAATAGATAATAATCAATTTAGATTATCAACAAAAAGAGAATATGCTCTTGCTGGTATATATGTGACATTTACATCATATGGTGAAGGAAACGCTCATCAACTCGAAATGGCTAAGAAAAATGAAAAAGCATTTATCACCGTTGCAAACTTAACTCAATATCCATTGTCATGGACACCAAATTATCAAACATTGCAAAATAACGGTGGATCAATTGGAGTTGGAAATAGTATTTTTGCTTTAAGTGGAATTAGTAGTGTTGTAATTAGAGATGTAATTAAAATTGATGATGAATATATGAAGATTGTTAATGTTGGATTTGGTACAACGAGTATAGGTCCTATATTTAGTGGAGATGTTCCATTAATTGAAGTGACTCGTGGATTTTGTGGGACTGCATCATCAGCACACACTGATGGGTCTGAGGGTAGAATTTATAAAGGATCTTACAATATATTTGGAAAAGAAATATTCTTTACAGATCCTCCAAGAGGAAATATCACGGATCTTGTTGGATTAAATGAAAGTAATCTTGTTAGGGAAAGAGCAAAATTCTCTGGTAGAGTATTCTTAAGAAAAGATTATACACGAAATACTGTGTATGATAATATTTCTTCAGAATTTACTGGAATTGGTCAAACATACACATTAACAACATTGGGTGTTAATACTGTAGGTCTTGGAACAACTGCAGGAAATGGACTGATATTTATTAATAGCATTTTCCAAACTCCAACTACAGAAAATCCAACTTTAGCAAACTATCAAATTGTTGAGGATGTTAATGTTGGTATTACTAGTGTTATATTCTCCGGTATTACCAGTTCAAATGGTAAAAAAATAGTTTCTGATTATGACCAAAATCAAAATCAATTACCTAGAGGCGGTCTAATTGTTTCATTAGGATCAACTCCAGGTCTTGGATATGCCCCCCTAGTTGGAGCAAAAGTTATTACAAGAGTTGATGGGTCGGGAACAATTCAAAGTATAGTTGGTGTTAATACAATTGGGTCAGAATTAAACATCGATTCTGCATATTATGATCATAATGTGGGGGTTTTAGAACTCACTACTGCTGAAGATCATAGATTTGGTGAGACTGGAATTTCTGTCGCAACTAATAGTGTATTTCTGGAAGGATTGGAATTTAGTTGTTCTGTAGAACACACAGGTATAACATCAACTATTTTCCCATATCCCGGATCAAGTCCATATGGATTTATTTTCCCAGTAATTGGTATTGCGTCTGATAAAACATTTACTGTTAGAGTGGGGACTAGTACAATTCCACATACTTATGTTGGATCTGGAACTGCATACCCTTATTATTATGATTTAACCTATGGTTCTGGATATAGAGGTACAGTATCAGTTGCAGTAACAGAAACAGGGCATACTGGGGATGTGGCCACAATAACAGCAACTGTTGGTCTTGGCGGTACATTGGCGTTTAATATTGTTGATGGTGGTACTGGTTATACAAATCCTCAAGTTGTTGTACCACCACCATCTTATGAATATATGCCAATTACTGGTATATCTAGATTAGGTGTTGGAGAAACTACCGAATGTGGAACTGGCGTATTATTAAATCTTGAAATTGGACCAAGTGGATCTACCGTTGGTATTGGTACTACATTATTTGAAGTTTCATCATTTAAAATAACTAGATCTGGATTTAATTTCAGGGAAGGTGATGTATTTACTGTGGGTGGATTAGTTACTGATAGAAGTTTAAGTCAACCGATTGAAGAATTTAAAGTAACCGTCTTAGAAACATTTAGTGACTCTTTTGGTGCTATACAATTGGGTGAAATGAATTATATTGATTCTATAAGAAATTTACAAGATGGAAAACGAGTAAGATTCCCACTTTATTATAATTCAGAACTTTTAAGCTTTGAATCTAATCCAGAGGATCCAGATTCGTCATTAATAGAATTTGATGCACTTTTAGTTATTTTCATAAATGGAATATTACAAGAACCTAAGAAAAACTATAATTTCAGTGGTGGTACAACATTTACATTTACTACAGCACCTAAAAAAGAAGATAATGTTTCCATCTTCTTCTATGTTGGTACTAGAGATGACGATAGCATTAGAGTTTCGGTGTCTCAATTCATTGAACCTGGAGATATTATTCAAATAAACAGTAATAATAATTTACTGGATAGTACAGTTACCCAAAATAATAGAACTGTAGCATTAATTAGCGGATCTGATAGATTGGAAACAAATATCTATAGAGAACAGGGAATTGATGAGATTAATCCAAAACCACTGTATTGGACTAGAAAGAAAAAAGATGTTGTTGTTAATGATGAAATTATTTCAAAAGCAAGAGATTCTATAGAACCTCAAGTGTATCCAACGTCTAAAATTATTCAAAATTTCAATATAGATGATACTGATTTATTCATAGATAATGCAGAATTCTTCGATTATGAAGAAGGTTTACCAATAGATCCATTTGATTGTTTGATCATAAACGATCAAGATGTAAGAGTTGCTGGTGCAGTTACAGCTATAGTTTCTGCTGGTGGAACAATCAGTTCTTTAGATATTGTAGATGATGGTGATGGATATAGTGGATCTTCAGTTCAGGTAAAAATTTCAGCTCCAAAAAGAATTGGTGTTGGGATAGGAACCACAGCAACTGCAACAATAGAAGTATTGGGTGGCAAATTAACCAACAATGTAACAATTACTAATCCCGGATTCGGTTATACCAGAACAAATCCCCCAAATGTAATTGCACCCTTCCCCCAAGGATCTACGGAATTGATTAAAGATATATCAATTGCTCAAGGATTTGATGGAGTTATTACAGGAATTGCTGTAACTGATGGATTAAATGGTGCATCGTTAGCATTAGAATTTAAAATTGTTAGAGATCCTGCTGTATATACTGATTTAAATATTGGATATCCAATTTATATTAATAATACTAGAGTTGGTAGTGGAGTTACTTCTATTGAATATAATGATAATGATACTGTTGCTATAGGAACTGCATTTTTAGATAATATCTACCACATTCACGGTATCAATAAAACTTTGGGAATAATTACTTGTAATGTTGCATCAGACACTAGTATTGTTGGTATTGCCACTACAGGAACTGTTTCTTATCCTGTTGGAACTTTCTCATGGGGAAGATTATCTGGATTCTCTAGGTCAAATCCAGTATCAATAGCTGTTACTGGTAAAACTCTTGATGTTGGACTGTCAACTTTTGCAAGTGTTCAAAGGAGAGGAACTGGATTAAGAAATGTCGGACCTTTGAAAAAGCGGGTAATGGGATTATAAATATAGAAAAAAAGTATTATAAATGTCCGCAATTGTAACAGATCAATTTAGAATACTGAACGCCTCCAATTTCGTAAATTCCATTGAAACTGGCAGTGATTCATATTATGTCTTTGTAGGACTTCCAAACCCTCAGTCGAATGATGGTCCTGGAAGAAATGAAAACTGGGATAGACTTGATATCCCGGACCCTAATTTGGCAGTTGTTCCAAATCCTGTTGATAATTTCTCATATCTAGATCATTATGGGCAGATGTCATTATTTGGTAAAAAGATAACTGGATCTACAATAAGAAGAGCTGTAAGAAGAATTGATTGGACGCAGGGAACTAGATATGAAATGTATCGACATGACTATAGTGTTATAAATCCTTCCCCAAACTCCAATAGTAATAGATTATATGATACCAATTACTATGTGATGAATTCTCAATACCAAGTATACATCTGTATAGATAATGGATCTTCTGGAATTAATACAAATGGCAACCAATCAAAGGATGAACCAGTATTTACAGATTTAGAACCATCAAGAGCAGGGGAAAGTGATGATGGATATCTTTGGAAATATTTGTATACCGTTACTCCTAGCGACATTGTAAAATTTGATTCAACTGAATATATCACCATTCCAAGTCAATGGGAAACATCTACAAACCCCCAAATTGTCTCTGTGAGAGAAAATGGAGATTCTTCTATAAACGAAAATCAAATTAAAAAAGTTTATATTGAAAATGCCGGAAAAAATTATTCTTCAGGAGAAGTTGATATTTTAGGTGATGGAACTGGTGGAAGAGTTTTTATAGATGTTAATGAAAATGGAGAAATTACAACTGCTTTGGTAACTTCTGGTGGATCTGGTTATAGTTATGGTATAGTTGACCTTGGACCTTTACAACCTTCAGGAAGTTTACCATATCCGGCAAACTTAATTCCAATTATCCCACCATCTAGAGGTCATGGATATGATATTTATAGGGAACTGGGAGCGGATAAACTTTTAATTTATACTAGATTTGATGATTCTACCAAAGATTTCCCAGTTGATACAAAATTTTCTCAAATTGGTATTGTAAAAAATCCAACTAAATTTATTTCAACGGAAACTTTTGTTGAAAGTCAGTTTTCAAGTTTGTATGCACTAAAAGTTACTCCAACGTCTAACAATATACCAGAAATTGGTGAAAAAGTTTCACAAGATACTGATGGTACTGGAAATAGAATTGCCGTTGGATATGTTGCATCATATGATACTGAAACTAAAGTTTTAAAATATTTTAAAGATAGATCTTTATATTATAATCCATCATCCTATGATACTATGGATTATTTTGATGTCTCCGTAAAGGCGAATGCTACTATAGATTTTGTTTATACTGGAGGATCAATATCTACTCCTAGTGGATTTACAGCATCTATAGATAATTTTAGTGGGATTACAACAGTTCCAACAAATAGTACAAAAATAATAAACTTAGGAACTGAATTTCAAAATGGTGTATCTCTACCAGAGATAAATAAAGAATCGGGGGATATTATTTACATTGATAATAGACCTTTAATTTCTAGAAAT